CTGTTCTCATAGAGTTTCAAAACGGACAGAGAGAGATAGTTTCTAGACATAGCTTAAGGAGGAAATAATGATTGAACTAGGAGACAGAGTCCGAGACATAATCTCAGGACTGGAAGGAGTCACTGTGTCAGATATCCGATATTTGAATGGATGTCATCAGTTCGGAGTACAAGCTGCATATAAAGATGGAAAGATGCCTCAAACAGAATATATAGACGCAGGACAACTTCGCTTACTGGAAAAGAATGTTATGTCAGAGGAAGAAGATGCTCCAGGAGGAAAGCAAGCTTATGCTCCAAAGTAAAATTTTAGACGCAGCGCTGAAACTCCTACTTATCATATATAAAGGAATAATCATCACTATAGACATAATCTTCTTATTACCCTTCTTTCTTATAGTACTAATTGCTACACACGTAATAAGTATCAGTGATAAGATCATCCTCATTCCGATATCCAGAATCAGTCATGATCTAGAGAGGATAGAATGAAATTCAAATCTATATTCTGTTCTATAGATAAACAGAAAGAACTGCTCTCATATCTAAATCAGTTCCATATCCAGAAGAAGGAAATCTACTCTGCTTTTGGAATCAATATCCATATGATGAAAGTTCTTCCTGCTAAATCAGCTCTGCTAGTAGATTATAAAGGAAATATTGTCGCTGTGTTCAATGATGGAAAGCTAGTCGAGATACCTCAGGAATTCGCTGTAAATCACCTCGCTGAATATCCGTCTAACATAAAAAAAACCCCTGGAGGATAGAGGAAAATGGGGAGATGGATCTCCAAAGAAGAGAAGCTGCGTTTGAAGCATAGAGTTAAGCAGATGAGAGATGAAGATAAACTTATATTCAGAATCATAGCTGAAAGATTAGGAATGAAGGAAGGATTAGTGAGAGCTGCGTATTATAAATGGAAATGACTGTGTCGCATAAGATGCATTATGTCAACTTCGTTTAGGAGCTAAGTGCATATAGGTTAAGGAGTTAGCTAAATGGAAGACGAAAATCACTACAAAAAGATAAGAAAACAGCTTAAATTAAGCATAGAAGAGCTTGCTGCTGCAATTAGTGAAGAACAAGGATATATATGGCTTTTAGAGAATGGATATCCTCATAAGATAGATCCTAAGATCCTGGAAAGAATAATAAAGAAGCTTGAGGATCTTCACGATGAAAAAAGGATGGACTTGTTATGAAATTAGGGGTCATAAGATTCAGTGGCTGCGATTTTTGAGGCGATACCACATTGAGCGACGTTGGTACTAAATTTAAAAAGGACTTCTTAGTAGCCTTAAGGGGAGGAGGATTTAATGTATGAGAGAATTTTGGAAATGATCAATGAATTATTTGGAGATGAATCTAGGACTAAGGAGGATGTTTTATCTGATTTACAAGGGTTGAGAGGAGAGATAGAGATTTTGATTGAGAATATTGAGTCTGATATTGAGGAAGGAAAGTGAGTATATCATGTAGGATTCATAGAGTAAGATGTTGGAATTGTTCTAAAGTTGTGAATGTTCCTCTTCCTATAGATCCTGTGAGTTTGATAGATGGTATTCCTAGATTTATTATTCCTTATAAAATAGAGTGTCCGTATTGTGGAGATGAGATTTATAAGTACATGTGCGGAGATAGGTCTCGATTCGTACATTAGAGAAGGATAAGGGATTGCCTGAAAATTTTAAAAAATGAGAAGATTAAGGAGAGCTGCAGCCAAAAAAAAATAAAACAAAAAAAGGAGGTTAAGATGCAAGAAGTAATGAAGGATGGAAGTAAAGGAAAGATCAAGACTGCTGCGACATTAGAGGAGCTGCTTCCTGAGATCGAGAAGAGTTTGAAGAAGGAGGAAGTGGATCACGTGAAAGTATTTCTTCCAAAGCCGTTGATTCCGAGAAAGAGAAAGAAGAAGAAATGACAAAGAGAGAACGTCTAATTCTATTAAACAAGAAGAGATTTCGACATGAGATGAGGAAGCGGAGGAAGGACAGGAATAATTCCTCGATGACTAGAGATGGAAGATATGCTCCTAATATTGAAGCGATGTTCAGGAAAAGGAAGGATTCATGAATTTAGTAAGGATAGGAAAAAAGATTAACAAAGCTATAGAAGCTGTTTATAACTCAGGATTGAGTATTGAGGAGCTGCTTGAGTTTGAGGATTATATCTCACATCAGGAAACAACAGCTCCGTTGTTAAATCCTGGATTGATTTCTAAGCATGGATTCGGAATGTTTGATGCAGCGAGATCCAGAGTAAAGTTATTGAAGGAAATCCTGCAGCTCCGAGATTCAGAAAAACGAGTGAAGGATCTGCTTCAGGAAGACGATGATGTTGACTGGATAACAAAACATGGAGCAAAGGAGAAAAGATGAATATCATAAAATTGAATTTAGAAGGAGATGGATGCTGGAACGATCTAAAGGATAAGATCAATACAGATCAAATCATATGGATGAAGGACGGAGTCATACATATAGCAGCTTTGAGCAAAGGAATGAAGTCTGGAAAGCCTTCTATATCGATTAGATTAAATCTTCCAGACGGAAGAGTAGTAGTAGCAGAGACTTCGATGCAGTTATTTTTAACTGCTGCTGCAGCGATGAATATAAAATACGAAAAGGAATTACAATGACACTAAATCGAACAATCGCAGCACTGAAGAGGAGACAGAGAGTCAAGATTCTGGAGAAGGAGAATCCTACTTACAATGTGATAGTAATAGCTCATAATTTAAGCAAAGACTTTTTAGATGAGATGCGGAGCAGAAAGGAGCTCGCAGATATAAAGTCCAAATATCCTCCAGGATTCGAGACTAGGATGGAGAGCTCTCTTCCTGCGAATTCCATGATATTCATGCAGGACTCTGCAGTTGTAGCAGCATGGATTGGAGGAAAGCTCAAGCTTATAACCAGGAAGAAATGAGACGCTTATTGATTTGGCTGGTATGGAATTTTCCTCTCGGAAAGTTAGCTCCTTATATACTAGGATTAGCTTTGAGATCACGTCCTCGTAGAGTGAAGAAATGAAACCTTTAGGAATAAGGATATTAGAAACTGAAGTTAAGTCTGGATTGAAAATTGTCGAGAAGGAGATTGAAAAGAATCCTAAGATTCTGGAATCGAATGTAATGATGTGTGTTCCTGGATTGATAGCAGCGAGAGCGCTTTTAAAATTATTTGAAGAGATAGTAAAGAATAGAAAATGAAACTCAGGATTGAAGGACAGTGTCCAGTTAAGAAAAGCTCTCACATCATAAGGAAGAAAGGATCTAAATCCTGGATAGCTCCTGATGATGATTATCAAGCTTGGGAGCTGGACGCAGCGAAGCAGCTTATGATCCAGAAATCGGAGCTCGGACTTATAGAAGCTTTGAACTATCCTCTTCATGTTAGATTTTTGATCTATAGATCTGGAACAGCAAGAGCGGATCTCACTAACTTGATCCAAAGCTGTGAAGATGCGCTGGAAAAAGGAGGAGTTATAGCTAATGATTTTCTGATTGAAAGCACTGATGGATCTCGCAGAATTCCAGTTCCTGAAGGAGAGGAGCGGATAGAGATTGAAATCCGTCCATTCCATGAAACTTTGAAGATGGCATTTTCTCAAATTAAAAAAGGAACTACGATAATGACGAATATAAATAAAAATCAGTTTGAAATTAATGAAAAGGAATTGGAGACTTTAGCAGATGATCTTCTAGTTAAGTTATGTTTTATGCTAGATCCAGCATTTCATACTGAAGCATTTAAGATGAGAGCAAAGATGATTTTGAAACAAGCATTGAAAGATATATTTTCCACTTCAGGAGTGAAGCTTAAATGATATATGTAGATAGCTTAAGGAGCTGCGCTCCTAATCGTAAATGGAGATGGAATAAGAGCTGTCATCTATTTGCTGATTCGCTGGAAGAGCTCCATGAATTTGCTTGCAAATTAGGATTAAAAAGAAGTTATTTTCAAGCAAGATCCATAGTTCCTCATTATGACCTCACAGAGAATAAAAGGAGAGAAGCTGTCCAAAAAGGAGCACAGGAGATTGTAAATCCAATCAAGGAGCTTCCTGGAATCCATAAGACGATTGAAATCCACAGGAGAATGAAATGACTAAGACTCAGTTCATAGAAAGATTCGCAGAGCTCTTTCCTCTTACAGTCAAGTACTGGAGAGAAGCTTTCTTATTCATTCCTGATTATGGAATGATCAATGAGAATTTAAAAGAAATCATTCTCTTAAGAGATAGAGTGGATTCGATAGATCCATATATGCTGAAATCAATAGCTATAGCTGCTTTTGAATTTGACTGTGACTACGATGACTGGAAAATGAGATTCTTTTCTCTCCAGCATGGAGATCTAAAAGAGATCGATCTTATCCAGTCTTATTATGATATCCTGGAATTAGAATATTCTTCTAACAGGAGGCAATAATGGAATCTAAAACTAAAATAAAAAAGGAAGATAGGACTCCGATCGAGAAGCGGAAAGGAAAAGTCTTTATCTATACTGCAAAAGGAAAGCTTATATCTTTAAAAAAGCTGGAGCGCTATGAAATAAAGAAGACTTCTAAACAGATAAAAGAAGACAAGCAATACTTCAAAGAAAAAGGACTGATATCTCCTCCTTATGATCCTAGTGTATTTTTGGATTATTATGAATCAAATGGATATCTGATGCGCTGCGTGGATCAAGTAGCTCAGGACGTAGGAGGATTAGGATATTCGCTCAAAGTTAAAGAAGGAGTGGATCTGAAAAAGAATACAAAAGCTCAGGAGATAAAAGGAAAGATGGATAAGCTGCTACTGAATCCTAATGAAGAGGATTCGCTGCTGCAGATCCTTAAGCGTCTTATCACTGATTGGGGTTCTATCGGCTGGTGGAGTCTAGAAATTGTACGCAATAACATAGATGAAGTAGCGGAACTGTATTATGTTCCTGGACACACAGTCCTAGTGCATGAATCAGAAAATAAATACTGTCAGATCCGCTATATCAAAGGAAAGAAAACTCATCGCTGGTTCAAGCGCTTTGGATATGAGATGGATGTTCATAAGGATTCAGGAGAGGAAGCTAAGAAGAATGGAATTGCTGAAGAAGATCGAGCAAATGAGATGATCTTTTACAAGAATTTCACTTCTAGATCTGATTACTATGGAACTCCTAATGTCATAGGATCTATCGGAGCTGTTCTCACTCTCATAGGAATACGTGATTATAATCTGTCCTTCTTTGAGAACTATGGAGTTCCTTCAGCTTTAGTTGTGCTTCAAGGAGAATGGGAGCCTGATTCTGATAAAACAATTAAAGAATTTCTGGATACTGAGATCAAAGGATCTGAGAACGCTCATAAGACTTTAGTGCTGCAGATTCCTGAAGAAGGAGGAAAGCTGGAATGGATTCCGCTCGATATCAAGAAAGTTGAGGAAGGAGGATTCAAGATCTATTTAAAAATGCAGCGAGATGAAGTACTAGTAGCTTATGCGATGCCTCCTTATAAAATAGGAATAGCGGAGGAAGGAGCTCTAGGAGGAAACACAGCTAAAGAATCTAATATCAATTATATCTTCTCCATGATCCGTCCACTGCAATTAGATCTAGAATTCATATTCAATGGACGCATACTTCCTACTTTTTATAAGAAGGATAAAGAAAAGAATTTTATTGCTCTCTTTGATTTTAAACTCAAAATTACTGATACACGTGATCTAGATGCTGAAGTGAAACGCTGCTATCAACTTTTTGCTACAGGATCTATGAATCCTAATCAGATCCGTAAGAAATTGGAT